GGACCAATCAGTTGGGAGGACAGGGTGTCACCCACCACATACCATTGGCCAGGACGCACCAGGGTGGCAGCAGTAACAGCACCAGAGGTCACGGTGATGTCAGCAGTAGCGCCATAACCAGAACCACCACTCAGGGCAACATTGGTGTAGGTGGCGCTGGTGTAACCAGATCCGTTGACACGGGTGCCGAAGGTAGCAATGGCTCCTGTTTCCTTACGGGTAACAGTACCCGTGACCTTAGCCGTAGGCAGGGTGGTCGGGTTGGTGCGGGTACGACGCACGGTACGGATGGCAGTCTCGGCAGCATCCACGGTGGCAGTAGCCGCCACAGCAGTAGCCGTAGTGCCATAGGAGGCAGTAATCGTGGTGGTCGTTGTTACGCCACCGGACACGTTGGCCGTGGTGTGGGCCTTGTTGGTCTGTTGGTTCTCAGTACGCTTGCCAGGGGCATTACTGATGGAGCCGTAGGTGGTGCTGTCAGCAGTGGTAGTCATGATGATAACTTAAGAGTTGTTAGGTGAAGCTTTGAAGAAGGTCTTGATTAAAAAAGGGTTGTGCCAAGAACCAGTCAAAGACATCATTACTGCCTTTGCTTTGGTTGCACTCTCGACAAGCAGCCACAAGATTGGATGCTTCATATCGACCTCCCTTTGACTTGGGTCGAATATGATCAAGAGTCAGGTTCTTGGTGCAACCACAGTATCTGCATTGCCCATTGTCTCTTTCAATGATTTGCTGTTTGAACAACCTTTTAGCATCAGAGGAGGTCATAGCAAGAAGATTGAAACGATAGTCCGCAGGCGCTTCGAGCATGAGGTGGGTGCTCAGTGGGTCTCTTACTTTTTCTTCTTGGGGAATCCAGCTTTCATGTTAGCAAACGCCTTTGGAGAGACGGTGCTTTTGCTTTTGGGACGACTCTTACCCGCTGCCTTACGGGCATTCATGTTGGCGTAAAGCCCAGGGGGCTTGGCGTTTCCTTTGTTCATTTCTTTGTGCTCTTGTTGTTGTGACCGTTCCTAGCACGATTGGCCTTGGGTGATTCCAAGACCATCGTTCCCTTCTTCGTGTGGCTAAGGTCAGGCCCTCCTTTGCCAGCAATGCCCCGGCGGCGACGTTCCGTCCATCGCTCTTCCGAGGCCTTTTTCACTGTAGGGTCCTTGTTCAGCATTCGTTGATATGCTGCTTTCTTTGCTGCTGCCTTTGGGTTCTTGGCATAATAAGCAGCAGAAGCGCCGGGCTTAGGGTTTGGCATTAGGTGGTTCCTTGAAATACACAAAGTTCTCAAGTCGTTCAATACGGCTATTGCTAACCGTCATCTGTTCCACCAGAACATCAACCGACTTTGAAATGTTATGAAGAGTAACCAAATGCCACCCAAACAAGCCCAGGGCAGCAGAAGCAATAGCGTTGCGTACTGTGCTATCCATGTCATCGGATTGCGGATTGAACGTCTTCGATTTCCAATTCCGGCATACTTGCAAACAACGCTGCCAAAGGAGATCCGAGGACAGGGACTCCTGTGATGTTGTTCTTGGCAAGCCAGTCCGTTGCGGCCTTAAGGTCTTGCGTTGTTGCGTCACCATTTTTGATACGGGCAATCAGTTCGTTGGTGACAAGACCGTGGAGTTCAGAAAAGTCCTCCTCAGTTGCTCGTGTCATTACTGAGTAAGCTCCGAAATGTACAAGGTTCCAGAAGCAGACCCTTGAATGGCTGCAATGTTAGCATCAGGAGGAACTGCAAGCGTAATACGCTGTCCAGTAACTAGGTAATGACTGGTGCTTGTTGCCGTTTGGCTGCCAACACCAATCTGATAATGAACATGGCTGCCACCTGCGGCAATGATGCTGATGAACCGGCAGGTAGTAGTCAGTGCAAGGTTCACACTGCTTGCCCCATATGCAATCAGACGGGCAGTGCCAACCTCAAACACGTTGGTGAGGCTTTGAGCTACGGAAGCTCCGGCAGCAGTGCTGCCTTCGGTAGTAATGCTTGCCATGAGTAGTAATCCTTTGTTTTGTTAGTAGTCCCAACGAATCTTAGCGCGTCCGGCACGGATACCGATGTGAACAAAGCCACGATAGTTGGCCCCGTAGCCTACGCTGAAGGGCCATTCCTTGTCACACCACTTCTCGAACTCCACACAGCTGGTATTGATGGGGTAAACATCCAC